GTTTGAAGATACAGGACTTAGTATCAGAAGAGGAGCTTAAAAAGTTAGCTCAATATCGTAACGATATGCGTACGCTCAATAAAGATACCGCAGAGTACAATGCTTCTCTACAAGGTTATTTAGCCCTAAGAAAGAAGTTAGCTGATGAAGCAGCTAAGGCTGCGGTTGGCTTTGGTAAGCAGTCAGATGAAGCCCGTTTGGAAATGACGAAGTACGTTGATACTATGGAACGTGCAAGAGACGAATATAATAGCCAGGTATCAATAATCAACAAGGCTGCAGATGCTACCGAGGATTTCGGCAACAAGGCCACCTCTACCAAGAACAGGATAAATGCTTTGCAGAAACAACTCCAGGGTGCCGGCGAGGATGTACACGTTCTCTACAACCGTGTCAAGGAGTTCATGCAGAACTATTCCGAGAACAACATCAACTTCCACGTCAACTTCGATGCCAAGATACCATCGTGGATGCAGAATATGAATATTCCGGAACTGGGACGCTTAGGTAAGTACTTCTCTGCTTTGGCACGCGACCTTGCAAACAACAAGAAGTCAGGTGCGCTAGTCAATGGCAAATGGATGTCAACCAACGATATTGCCCAGCGAGGATGGGATTATACCAATGCAGCCAACACCAAGCAGACCAAGGCAGAAGACGATGCTAAGCAGAAGCGTCGCGAAAAGGAAGAGGCAGAAGCAAACGCAAAGAAGAACGCTTCCAAAGCCAAGAAAGCAGCCGCCGATGCCAAGAAACTAGCAGAAGACCGCAAGAAGGCCCAGGAGGAACTGAACGAGGATTTGAAGCAGCTGCAGCAGGAAAATATCGACACCGATATATCTCAGATGCAGGAAGGCACGGAGAAGAAGCTTGCTCAAATCAAGAACGACTATGCCAAGCGCAAAGCTGAGATTGATAAGCAGGAAACAGAGTTCAAGAAGAAAAACAAGGAAGCTGGCAAGAAAGCAACCCTTACCTCCGCTCAGTCTGATGCTCTCTCCAAGGCTAGAGAGCTCGCTACCCAAGAGTATAACAAGAAGCTTGATGAGGTCAACAGGGAAGCCCTCACCTCTATGCGCGACTACTTGAAGGAGTATGGTTCTCTCTATCAGCAGAAGCAAGCCATTGCCGAGGAGTACGAAGAGAAGATTGTCAAGGCTCAGACGAAAGGCGAAAAGCTCTCTCTTCAGCAGCAGAGAAAGAAGGACCTCCAAACCATCGAGATAAATGCCATCAGACAGAACATCGATTGGGGAAGCGTCTTCGGAGACTTCGGTGCTATGTTCAAGGACCAACTTGAACCTACCATTGAGAAGCTGCAAGAGCTCTCAAAGAGCACAACAGATGTTAATGAGCAGAAGACTATACAGGAACTTATCTCCAAGTTACAAGGCTCTGCCACCATCTGGAATAGTGACATCTTTAAGAAGGTTTCGGACGACATCAACTCCTATCAGTCAGCCATGCAGGGCTATATTGATGCACAGGAGCGAGAGATTGAAGCCACGAAAGCCGTTACCAAGGCGCAGGAAGACCTCGCTAAGGCTAAGAAGATCGGTGATAAGACAAGTATCAGCAAGGCTGAAGCCAACCTCTCTAGAGCGCAGGGCGTACTCGCTACCGCATCTAACAACGTTTTGGAGTTTGGTTCATCAGTTCAGAAGGCATCATCAGACTTGCAGACATCTGCACAGAAGGCAGTTTCTCAGTTCCAACAGCTTGAAAATGGTTTGCAGGGTCTCACATCGGGGTCACTCAAAGGCATAGGAAACTCCATTCTAGGACTTGACAAGCTTTTCGGCGGCAACATGCAGAAGGACGTTGCCAACACTCTAGCAAAGGGCATCCAAGGGTTGCTCGGTAAAGATAGTGACGCAGCCAAATCTCTGACGAAAGCTTTAGGGGATAGCGGTATGGCAGGTGAAATAATCTCCGCAATACTCGGCATCCTCGATATTCTGAAAGATGGCTTCGGAACACTCATAAGCAACCTCATGGAGACGGTCTTTGGCGCAGTAACGGGCATCCTTGATGATGCTTTGTCGGGTGACATTGTTATGAAGCCATTGAAGAGCATCGGGAACAATGTTTCTCATATCCTCAACACGCTTTCATTCGGTGGTTTCAATAGTCTGTTCGGTGGAGATGGAAATGCAAAGAAAGTCAATGACACCATCGAAAGACTGACAGACAGAAATACCCTCTTGCAGCAATCCATCGAGGATTTGACTGATGCAATGGAAAACTCCTTTGGCTCCAAGGCAACCTCCTACTACGAGCAAGCCTACAAGAATCAGCAGGAGACCAATCAGAACTACCTCGACATCGCAAAGGCACAGGCAAGCTATCATGGTTCGCACCACTCATGGAACGCTTATTGGGGCGGCTTCGGTAGTGACGAGATGGATTGGATCAAGAAGAACATCAAATCAGATTTCAATGGCGACCCTTTCTCCCTCAGCCCAGAGGAAATGAAGCTCCTCCGTGGCAACGTTGCCATTTGGGAGCATATCGAGAACACAGGAAAGGGTAACTATGGTGGGCGTCTGACGGAGAAGTTGAATGACTACATAGACCAAGCAGGCAAGCTGGAAGAGTTGTCAGAGCAGTTCAAGGAGAACCTTACTCAGATTTCCTTCAGTGGAATGAGAGATAGCTTTTTGACGGACCTTATGGACATGAAGAAGGATGGTAGCAACTTTGCTAGCGAAATGGCAGATGATTTCGCAGAAAAGATGCAGAAGTCCCTTCTCTCTTTCAGTATGGAAGACCTTATCAATGGAGACTTGAAGAAACTCTACGATGATTGGGCAAAGGCTATGAAGGATAAAAACGGAAAGCTAACCAAAGAAGATGTAGATGCTTTCTATAAGCGTTACGATGATATTGTCCAGGAAGGCTTGAAGAGACGTGACGAGTGGGCAAAGGTGACAGGCTACACTGGTTCCTCATCCTCATCACAGACCGCAACAAGCGGAGGATGGGCATCTATGGGGCAAGATACCGCAGACGAGCTGAATGGTCGCTTCACGGCTCTACAGATTGCAGGAGAGTCTATCGCTCAGAACATGACTACCACCATATCACAGATGGAGAGCATCGTTACACTCGGTATCTCAACCAATGGTGCAGTATTGGAGATTAGAAACATGATGATTATGACAAACAGCTACCTCGAAGACATCGTGAAGTATTCAAAGCTCACATACAATGACTTCGGAGCCAAGCTGGATGACATGAACAGAAGATTAAAGGATATTTGACCTCTATAGGCTTTTCGCTTGTCAGCCCTTACAACTATACCCAACAATAGCAAAAGCGGCTCACAGCGAAGCCTATGAGGTTATTTAATGATTAAATAGTTATGACTAACGGACAACTTTATATCAATGGCAAGGATGCCTACCTTACGTGGGGCATCTTCTTAGATGAAACCGCCCTCAGTACGCTCATGACCCCTGCACCAAACAAGGAGTTCATCAGCAACAAGTATCGCTCAAAGGACGGCAAGTCGGTTATCAAGCACAATCCTAGATTGGATGAGAGGGAGATAACGCTGGCATTCAATATGACCGCCAAGGACTCAGATACGTTCATGACGAACTATGCTAGGTTCTGCGAGGAGGTTCTTGCCAAGGGGGAGTTGGTTATCCGTACCCGATTCCAGCCTAATGTATGGTATCGGTGTATCTATCTCTCCTGCACACAATTCAGTCAATTCATTCGGGAAATGGCAAAGTTTAGCCTAAAGCTCAACGAGCCAGACCCTAGTGACAGAGGTGAAACAAGTAAATATACAAGCTAATGATTCAGATTAAGAGAAATAACAAGGTATTCTTCACATTAGAGGACTTCGGCGAGGGTTCTAAGCTGTCATATCAGCTTATGGACCACCACTACATCATCTTGAAGTTCACTACGGCTACTCCTATCTATTTCGAGATTGGGGACTCCGTGGAGATTCCTGACTTCGGCTACTTTGAGCTTACATCATCATACTTCCCTAAGCACAATGATAGTGATGGCTACGACTACGAAATGCAGATGGATGCCTACTATATGTCTTGGAAGAATAAGCTTTGCAAGTATCGCCCTCAGCACGGAGCCAACGAGACCTCCTTCAACCTCACCACAACGGTAGGCGTACACATGAACGTCATACTTGGCAACCTAAAGGCGCTAGGTCTTACGTACAATGGCAAGGAGTTCTCTGTTGACTACACTACGTACAACAACAAGGCTTTCGATGTTCAGAAGAGATTTTTGATCGAGTACGGCTCCATCAGTATTCTCGATGCTCTCAACGCCATCTGTTCCGAAGACGCACTCAACTGCGAGTGGTGGATAGATGGCTCTATTATATACCTTGGATATTGCGAAATGGAAGGACAGACAACATTCGAGCAGGATGTTAATGTTCTGTCTATGTCCTATTCGGAATCCAAGTCAACTTATATCACGAGACTGTACGCATTCGGCTCAGATAGAAATATTCCGAAAGGATATTTCACTGGTGCCGATGCGGACGTCACCACCGATGGTGTTGCTACTGATTACCTCATGCTCCCTAACAAGGAAGTGGATAGTGATGGTTTCTACGCCAAGGATGGCTATCTGGAGAACGTGAATGTCGTGAAGAATGACAAGCAGGCTATCGAAGGTGTCGTTATGTTCGATGAAGAATATCCGAAGGTTGAATGCAGGGTCAGCAGTATCAAGACCTATGATAGCACCGTTGATAACGAAGACGGAACGAAGACTACACAGACATTTTGGCTGGTCACTTCTACAGACTCTTTCACTAATAACTTCAAGGAGAGTTGGATAAAGAGTAACCTCACTTTAGGCATCAAGTTCACTAGCGGTGCTCTCATGGGTATGGAGTTCGATGTCAGCTTCAAGGTTATCGACAAGGTTAACTACTTTGAGATTGTGGCAAACGACACCTACGGAA